ATGAAGAAGCTGTACGAAGTAGAGCTGAAGTACACGTCGTATACGACAATCACCATCGAGGCGGATAGCGCCGAGGAAGCTGAGAATCTTGCGTGGCAAGAACTAGAAACCGATGGGTCGTACCGATCCGATTACGGTGATTGGGTGCTTGAGTCTGTTGAAGAACTTTCAAAAGGGGAATAACCATGCGTACCAACACATTCGTCAAAGGCAACTACCACATCGTGTCTTACGGCAACGGGTGGGCATACGAGATCACAGACCAGACCACGGGCTACACCATGTGGGTGCAGGACAACGCAGCAGATGAGCTGCGGGAAGCCACAGACGGATTCGACAACACCGACTGCCTGTCGGACTACATGGAAGCGCTGGGCGAGCCAAGCGAAGCCTGACAACCCACAAACTTATACCCAGTATAAATCACACAAAGGAAGCATCATGCACACGGTAAACCCATACGACATCCTCATGCGGCACATTGAGAAACATCGCTACATACGCGGTATGAACAAAGGAGACGCCCCGCTCGACCCCAAGCGGCGACGCAGGGACTGGGAGCGGGTGGTACAGCACCCAGACAGAGTCACAATCCGCCGATACAACACGGACATCATCACAGTTTATCCAGACGGGAGGGTGGTGCTGGACTTCGATGGGTGGGAGTCGTCCCCGACGACCCGTGTCTGTGCAACGCAAGCTCTGTGGTTGATGGGGCTCCGCTTGTCAGTAGGCTCGGTGCGGTACAAGAATCTGAGTCAGGTGTGCGTCAACCTGCCGAGCGGTACATATAAGTATTACCCGGGCATGGAGCTGGTACAGAAGGACGAGAAGTGGGTGGTCATAGATCCTAAGCAGTTCATGGCGAGGGTGCGGAACACGGAGCTCTCTCACAAGTTTGATGAGGAAGTTAAATCCTCGGGGTTCAAGCATCTGTTCCCTATCCTGCATATGAACGCACAGCCTGAAGATAGGGCGTACCAACCCGGCATACCTGACCTCATAACATATGCAGCCTTTGCCGAGCACTGGCCGGGTATCGTGGCTTATTTCAAGTGGGAGATAGGCTATGACATGAGGACGATGAAGCGACACTGGCTTGAGAAAGACCGTGCAAAAACGTGGACTGCCATCATGAACTACTGCAAAAAACCAATGACGAAGATCGTGCCGACAGGCATCACCGTGCTGTAAACACAAACCACAAACTTATACTCAGTATAAATCACACAAAGGAAGCATCATGCAAGTCAATTTCAATCAAGCCCTTACCCTGATCTCAACCTTGGGATCTAACATCACCTTCATGCTGAGGGGCGCACCCGGCCAAGGCAAGTCGTCGCTCCTCAAAGCGCTAGCTCAGCGCATGCCGGACTTCTACCCGTGCTATGTCGATTGTGCGAATCTCGATCTGGGTGATCTCGCTATGCCTGTCGTGGATCGGGAGACTATGACAACCCACTACGCTCCAAGCGCACGGTTCGGTGTAGCCCGTGGACAAACTCGCCCCGTGCTGCTCATGCTCGACGAGCTGACTAAAGCGGCTAAACCTGTGATGAATATGCTACTGCCTGTGATACTGGAGCGGCGCATCGGTGACGTTAAGTTGCCTGTGGGTAGTATCGTGTTCGCTACGGGTAACTTGGATACCGACGGGGTGGGGGACTCACTCTCTGCTATTGCATACAACCGCATGACGGTGTGCGACTGGGCAAACATCACGTCTGATGAGTTCCTTGCGTGGGCTGTGGATAACGACATTGATCCGACGATCATGAAGTTTGCGAGCGACAACCCGGAAGTATTCGAGCGGTACGATGCGCTGACTAATCCTAAGAACCCGCACGTATTCAACCCGCTCACGGGTAACACTAAGACATTCGTGTCGCCACGGGCCCTAGAAAAATCCTCACACATCGTTAAACACAGGCACATCCTAGGCGATGCACTCCTGCCTGCACTCATCGGCACAATCGGAGAACCTGCGGCGCGTCTGCTCGAAGCAGCTATCGCACTAGATGACCAGCTCACACCCCTGCCTGTCATCGAGCGTGACCCACTCAACGCACCGCTACCCAAGGATGTGTCGGGTTACTTCATGATGGCATTCAGACTTGTGGCGCGGAGCACCGAGGTTAACCTCCCTGCCCTGTGCAAGTACATCGAACGCTGGACGTCATTCGAGGCGCAACATCTGTTCACTGTGCGGATGTGTGCAAGCCCAAGCAAGCTCAAGTTCCTGACGCGGTGCCGTGAGTTCACTGAGCTCTCCGCTAAACAAACTAAATACATCAAGTGAGGGGACATCATGCTAGTGACTGAACGTACATCGGACGGGCGCACGGTGGTGCGCCTGCACAAGGACTGGCACCCGGGAAGGATTAGCTCGGCATACGTGCCGCCCATGCGGATCTACGACCAACCAGTCGTGGAGCGACTACTACAAACCGAAGGACTTAAAAAATTTAGAGCGAGGATGCGATGAACCAGTTAGAACGTATTCGCAAACAACACGTCAAGATCATGGCACACAAGAAGTGGTGTGCATTCGGCCCGCTCGTTGCGGCGGGTAAGACGACGTGCGACACAGACATACCCACTGCTGCCACAAACGGTATTGATAAGAAGTACAACCCAGACTTTGTTAAGGCACTCACGGACGAGGAGTTGAGGTTCGTCATCCTGCATGAGGCAACCCATGTGGCGTACTTGCACCTCGACGTGTGGCAAGACTTGTGGAAGCAGAACCCACAGCTTACGAACATTGCAGCCGATCACTTCGTGAACTTGTCGCTGGTGGATGGTGATGCAGGTGATGGGTTTATCAAGATGCCCGAGGTAGGTATCCAACCTAACCCAGAGTACCGGGGCTTGTCGGTGAAGCAGATATACAACCGCTTGCTGGAGGACGACGAGGGTGGCGGCGGTGGGGGCGGAGGTATCGACGACCACGAGTGGGAGGATGCGCAGGGTCGCTCCGCTGATGCGCAAGGCAAGCTAGCCGACGAGGTAGGGAGGCTCTTGCGTCAGGGCGAGATCGCACGACGTAGCCGCAGTAAGGACGGTTCGGGTAACGAGGACGGAGTGTTCGGTGATCTGCTGAATCCTAAGGTCAACTGGCGGGAGGTGTTGCGTCAGTTCATACAGGACTTGTGCACAGGTAAGGACGAGTCGTCGTGGCGCAAACCTAACCGACGGTACCTAGCTAACGATGTGTACATGCCGTCACTGCAAGGCGTGACGATGGGGCCGCTGGTCATCGGGTTCGATACGTCGGGGTCGTGCTTTGGGTCGGACTACATGACACGGTTCGTGTCTGAGATCAGCACAATCATCGAGCAAGTGCAGCCGTCGAAAGTTACGGTGGTCTATTGGGACACCGAGGTGGTGGGGCACCAAGACTTCGAGAACGGGCAGTTCGCAGTGGCTAACCTCAAGCCTAGGGGTGGTGGCGGTACGCGTGGCAATGTGCTGTTCAAGTGGATCAAGAGCAAGCAGATCAAACCTCAGGCAATCGTGCAGTTTACGGACGGTGAATTTCCTTGGCCGAATTCCTGTACAATACCTACGCTGTGGTGTATAGCAGGTACAGCCAAGGCCCCTTGGGGCACAACCATAAACATCGAGGTGTGATATGCCAGCTCCGCTTAACTTAATCGGCCAGACGTTCGGCTTACTGACGGTAATCCGAAGGATACCGGGCCCTACTGTAACTTGGGAATGCCGGTGTAAATGTGGGGGTTCCAGTACACCAACCACAATCAACCTACGCAAAGGAAACAGCGCATCTTGTGGGTGTAGAAAGCGTAACGTGCTTGGCGAGTCTACAACTAAACACGGGCTAAATAAGCATGAGCTCTACCATGTGTGGAAGGCTATGAAACAACGTTGCTACAACCCAAAAAACAAAGGGTATAAAAATTACGGGGCTCGTGGTGTAACTGTTGATCCTGTATGGAAAGATGACTTCCCGGCCTTTGTTAGAGATATGGGTAACAGACCTGTAGGAGGTACCCTAGAACGCGTAGATAACGACGGACCTTACTCAAAAGATAATTGTATTTGGGCCTCTCGTGCGCAGCAAGCTAAGAACACCCGAGCTGTCAAACGAATAACGGTTGGCGGCGTTACTTTATGTCATTCGGATTGGGCTAGATCTTTAGGAGTAAGTGTTGGGGCCTTGTCGAGGCGTATCAAACGTATGGGTGAAGAGAACGCGATACGTGAGTTGCAGGTAACGCTAAGGCTCCGTGGGGCACAACCATAAACATCGAGGTGTGAGATGAAATTTATTCTGACTGTGGGTAGCTCCAAGCTGATCTTGGATCATGACAAGCTCAGTAAGTTGATCGAGATCATAGACGGGAGTGAAACCGTGAAAGAAAATTGGGTAGGTAAAGCAAAATCTGAATCGGGATATGTAACAGTGCTTGACAAGCCGAAACTGGCTGATCTAATCTCACTCACAGTGATGTCTCAGATTGAGTACGACGCACTGGTCACATTCACGGAGGTGCACAAACAACAAGAGGATTGACGGACTTATACTCGGTATAAATGAGGGGGCATAAGCCCCCCGAATACACTCAAAAGTTTTTTCACACAAAGGAAGAAATCATGTCTCAGATCATGTCTGGTATCGCTCGCTCGTCCCTGCTGGTTGACCTCTCCATCAGCCTCTACTCAGGACGTAAGCAAGACACATCCACCCGTGACGAAGTGACGGCATCCAAGGGTGCTAAGTCTAAGCGAGCCGCATCCGTCTACAAATCGTTGTTCGCTGACTGCAAGGAGCTCGATGACATCATCAAGTTTCAGGCTCGGCTACGTCAGACACACTATAAGTACACCAAGCCTTGGCTCGACAGCGGTGTACGCCTGCTACCTGCGACGTTACTCCAGCAATACAACGACCTGATGTATGACCACGAGCGAGAGTTCGAGGATCTTGTAGCTAAGTTCTTGGATAAGTACGACACACTCGTGGCGGCAGCGGCGTTCCAGCTAGGTGCGCTGTTCGATCGCAATGAGTACCCCACACGCTCCCAAGTCAAGCGCAAGTTTGGGTTCTACCTAACCTTCACACCCATGCCGACATCGGGTGACTTCCGGCTTGACGTCGAGAACGAGACGCAGGAAGCGCTGGCTAAGGACTACGAGAAGCGCATGCAGGTTATGGCGGAGCGAGCCGCTAAAGACTCTTGGGATAAGTTGCACGACGTACTATCACGTATGGCTAAGCAGCTTGCGCCGCGTGGCGAGGATGGTAAGCCGGGAAAAATTTACGATTCGTTGCTCGGGAATGCCCACGAGCTATGCGATTTGTTGCGCCACTTCAACGTGACTGGGGATCCTGCGCTTGAGTCGATGCGCCAGCAGTTGATGGGTGTTATGGAAGGTGTGAACACGGACGCCCTGCGCAAGGAAGCCGACACACGGGCTATGGTGCATAAGAAGGTGCAGGATATGTTGAACCAACACGACTGGGGGATTGAGGATGAAGAAGATAACGACGAACTTACAGAAGCACATTGATGAGGGGCGAGTACTTGACTACGACGCTGAAGGGGAGCTCTCATCCGTGCTAAATAGATCACATGGAATTCTGACACACCGTTATGCAGTAGATGGCGACACCTACTCCATTCAATCCTACAAAGAAGCGGTAACAACGTCTGGTAAGGGCCGGGTCGGGGAGGAGCCGAGCTGGCTTAAACCTATTCTAGACATCGCTCGATTGGGGGAGCATGGACTTACGATTATCGCCAAACCTCCTGACTACGTGCTGTGGTTCGAGACTGACCCAAAGATGAACTTGGTTAACTTTGTAGTTGAAGCTGAACAACTTAACGAGGACTGAAATGCCACGCAAACCAATGACCAAAGAAGCAAAAATCCGACGCGCACTTGAAACTGGTGTACCTGTACCAGCGATTGCACAGCGTTACAACACGTCTTATCAGTATGTAAATCTTATACGGCGAAAGATGCGCAAGGCCGTTGAGGTTGTGGATACTACTCATGTGCAGGAGCATTCCGTGGGACCGCTGCCTGACGTACCTCGGGCGGGGTTAGTGTCTCTACAACCTGAGACCCCACAACTTACGGCAGGTATTACGTCTATCCCGCTGGGTGTGGGGGAGGTTCGAGAGGTTGTCGTTGAGCCTAAGCCTACGCTGTGGCAGCGGTTCAAGCTGTGGATGTGGGGTCGCGCATGAGCGTCATGTTCGACGAGAACGAGCAGACTAAAGCTTGCCACCGCCTGCTGTCGGCGGTGGTTGTAGTGGCCCTGCGTGATGCGTGTTCCACCCCGCCGAAACGAGGTGCGGGTGGGATGCCTATATCGTCTGATGCGTTTACTGCGATGAGGTTCTTTTTTGACGAGAGTGTGTCCGGGTTGAACGAGTATCTCGTATGGTTTGACATCGACCCGGGCCAGTACCGGATGAGGTTGCTCAAAACGATGTCTAATGACACAGCACTTGTTGTGAACGGATTGCAGTCAGAGGATAGGCGCAACTTTAGGTACAACTACCGTATGTGGGGTAAGTTGAAGGACAGCTTACCGATTGAAGAACTTGAAGGAGAGAATGATGATTGATTGGGCAGAAGGACACCACACAATGCGTGATCTTTTGAAAGACCTATATAACACCATGCTTGCTAACGACACCGATGAAGCGCGGGAGATCTGTGACGAGATTGTAGTCATCGCACGTCTAACCAAGGCACAGATCGGTGTGCAGGGGGAGAAAAATGTTTGACTCGTTGAAGGCTGTCCCGAAGTCAAAGGATTGGTCGAAGGAGAACCATGCGCTAGAGATGCAGATCGAAAAGGTTAAGTCTGAGAATCCACACTTATTCCTGCAAGACCATGAGCGGAAGTATCGAAAGTTTGTCAATGAACCGGGTACAAACATCCCACATGAGTCGTTTGTTTACCCAATCACCCCACTACCTCCGTTGAAGCCAGCTAAGCGAGGTGGAAAATGACTACGATGGGGTGGGAATGTCCGAAATGCAGCACGGTGTGGAGTCCTTGGACTCCAATATGCCCAGCGTGTATGCCAACTAAGATTAAAGTTATTACACAAGGCCCAACACCAATAAGTGATTTGAAATTTACCACTCGGATTAACAACGCACTCCAATGTGAAAACATCCACACCGTCGAAGAATTATGCGCCCGCTCTGCTCATAATTTACTTAAGGTAGTGGGTATAAGTCGTAAATCCATTGAGCATATTCGGTATGCACTATCTTTTAAAGGGCTGCACTTGAAAGGAGATTTGCTCGATGACTACAAATAAGGATGCGATCACCGATCCGGAGCTGCTTTGGAGAACAATGGAGGACTGCCCTACGGGGCCTAAAGTCCTCTTACTTAACAAGGCAGGCATTGCTCAAACAGGGTACTACGATGGAAAAGACCTGTGGTATGTGGGGTGGTTCCCGTTGCCAAAGATCCCACCTGTGATACGGGCGGAAATTGAACCTTCTTACCGAACCAACATTGGCAATTTGTTGGGCGACTGATGAAGCCAGACAAGCACTTTGTTGAGGAGCAGGCTCGGCGCATGACCGAGTTGCTTCAGATGAGGGCGGCGCTGCCTGAGGACGACATGGCCTATCTGGTCGAGAAGGTCGAGCGGATGAAGGACGAACGGCTGAAGTCTTGTGTGGCGGCGCTGATCGGCTGGGGCGATGACGAGCGAGCAGAGGTCGAGACGTTTGTGGCGATTGCGATTGAGGTGATGCGTCGCACGAATGTCGGGAAGCTTAGGGAGTGTGCGCGGCTAGTTGAGATGAAGTTCTACATGAAGGAGATGAGAGATGAGTGACGCGATGCTACTTGGCATTGGAATTTTGTCCGGTCTGGCTGGAACAATGGCCGTTGGTTGGGTTTCATTGAAGCGCGACCAAGCAGTGCGTGAGGCGATCCACGAGGCGGTTTTACTTGAGCGCGAATCCTGTATTGACATCGTGTCAATGCACGGTGGAAGCGTGGAGATCGAAGCAGCAATCAGAGCAAGGGGTGAGAGATGAATAAACCAACAGGTGGACCGGCGTTCCCGACGGGCACGGCATATCAAGGCATGACGCTGCGCGACTACTTTGCGGCCAAGGCGATGCCGGGACTAATGGCCCGCAACTGGTCGAGCTACACAGGCACCGACGAAGAACTGATCGGAGTCTGGGCGCGATCCTCTTACGCAGTGGCCGACGCCATGCTGAAAGCGAGGGATGAGCGATGACCGACAACATCAAACCATTTATCAAAGCCACTACACCAGACAACTCCGACGCGATTGCACTGCTTGAGCAGTGGCTTGAGGATGCCAAGAACGGTGAGATCGTCACGGTCGGTCTGGTCGGCAAGCGGGTCGGTGGCGAGTGGCAGACAGCCATGAGCAGTTCCCAGAACAGCCTTGAGGACGCAGCCATGCTGATCGAACTCGGCATCCGGCGTCTGGGATTTAAGCAGAGGTGAGAGATGAAGCTAATTACACGAATGCTCTGTGCCGTTGTTGGACATAAGTATTTGGTGCTGCGAGTGTTTAACCCAAGCGCTCGGCAAGTTTCTTGCACCAGATGCAACCGATTGTGGGCTATGCACGACGGCACACGGTCCTTTGTTCCCTGGGATGGTGAGTTTGAATCAATGTATCGACAATTCGGAGAATGGAAATGAGTGAAAACACACGACCGATGACATTCGGAGAGAAGGCCGTCGGCCTGACCTTCAACCCGTCAAACAATCCGACGGTTGATGAAATCAAGCGAAAGGCCGCTGAGTTGATTGACGAGATCCACGAACTACGAACCAATCAACCGAACAGTGAGATTGCGCGAATGGCTAGTTTAGCTATCACTGACATCCAGTCTGGTCAAATGTGGGCCGTCAAAGCTGCAACTTGGAAATATTAACCGGGATGGGGCTTCGGCCCCTATCAAGGAGTGAGAGATG